ATGGATAAGATATAGTCTGTGCTTGCACGAAAGTGCAAGATGCGAGTAGTGTCGCTGGTTAGAGAGTAGCGTCTCTAATTGAATAATCATCCTCTTAATTATTTCACGGTTTATATACTTGATATAAATATATTTTTCTGATATAATAAAAATAATTATTTTTAAATTATTTTTTTAGTGCAGAAAAGAGGTGAAATATCTTGATTAAAAGTTTTAAAATTAGAATATATCCAAATGAGGAACAGAAATTTTTACTTGAAAAAACATTTGGTGCCAACAGATTTATTTATAATTATTTTCTTAACTTAAAAATTAAATTATATGAATATTATAAGATAAATCTTAGTTATAATAACTCTTCTAAGGCTCTGACAGAGTTAAAAAAGCAAAGGACTTGGCTTAAACAAGTTGATGCTATTTCTTTACAACAAACTCTCAGAGATTTAGATAATGCTTACCAAAATTTTTTTAATAAAAAAAGTAAATATCCTAACTTTAAAAAGAAACAAGATAAAAACTCTTATCGTACTAATTCCAATATCAAAATTAATAATCGATATATAACGATTCCTAAAATAGGTATGTTACGTTATAGAGATACATATAAATTAGAAGAATGTAATATTTCTAAAATTTATAATATAACGATTTCTAAAACGCCTAGTGGAAACTATTACGCTAGTATATCAGCTGAAGTTAATATTCCAGCTTTTGAGAAAACCAATCGAAGTTGTGGTATTGACTTAGGCTTAAAAGATTTTTTAATTTTTGATACTGGTGAAAAAATAAATAATCCTAGAATATTAAAAAGTCTTGAAAAGAAATATAGAAAATTAGCTAAAGCTGTTTCAAGAAAACAACTTAAATCTAAAAATAGAAATAAGGCTAGAATTAAATTAGCTAAATTTCATGATAAAATCGTTAATACGAGAAAAAATTTTTTACATAAATTATCAACTAATTTAATTAAAGAATACGATATTATTTGCGTTGAAAATTTGTGTTTTAAAGCTTTTATGAGAACAAATAAAGCTAAATCCTATCAAGATGTAGCCCAATCAGAATTTATAAGGCAGTTAGAATATAAAGCTGAATGGTATGGCAAAACTATATCTAAAATAAATAGATTTTATCCATCCACGCAACTATTCTGAATGTGGTTATAAAAATCCTGATATTAAAAATCTTGATATTCGTGAATATGACTGTCCCGAATGTGGTACTCATCATGATAGAGATATAAACGCAGCAATTAATATTCTAAGAGAAGGATTACAAATTTTAGAAGAAACTATATAAATATATATTAAATATATAAAACCGTGAGGCACATGGGGATAGCCTATCGTCTGGACGTAAGACTTTTTTAATACAATATTAAAAAAGCAGACCTTTGGGTAGGAACCTCATCACTTTTAGTGATAAGAGGATGTCAGTAAGGCGCCAGATTTTCCGACTGGTGGCGAAATTTTAGGCTATGCCGATGCTATAAAAGCATATAAAGAAGGTCATGGTAAAGTAATACTTCGAGGAAAATATCATACAGAAGACAAAAAGAATAAAATCTTAATTGTATTCGATGAAATCCCTTGGGGTATTTGCAAAAAGAATACTGTTACTAAAATAGTTGAGCTAAGTAAAGAAAAACTTGCAGACGTTACAGAAATTCGTGACGAGTCTAATATGGACGGCGTTCGAATTGTAATTGAATGCAAAAAGACAGCTAATGTGGATTGGATTATTAAAAATATTTTCAAATATACAGATATGCAATCTAATGTTAGTATGCGACATGTAGCTTTACAAGATGGAAAACCAAAAGTTAATTTAACTTTATTAGAATTATTAGAAGCATTTATTGAGCATGCTATTGAAGTAATTCAAAATAGATGTCAATATGATTATAATAAATTAGATGAACGTTTCCATATTGTTGAAGCCATCACTAAAGCTCTCGAAACTAAAAATATAACTATTGAATTAGTTTCTAATGCAACCTCATTAAATGAATCTGTAGAGTCTTTAAAAGAACGATATGCTTTTGATGATAAACAAGCAAAGGCAGTTGCTAATTTAAGATTATATACATTAAATGAAGAATCAATTCAAAAATATAATGAAGAATATGAAGAATTAAATGCCAAAATGAATTTCTTATCTAATATTCTTCATAATGAAATGGAACTAATTAAATATACTCGCTCTGAAATTCAACAAGTTGCAAAACAATTTGAAAAAGATGAACGTAAAACAGCTATCGTAGATTATGTTGATGAAAACATTGACCAACGTGACTTCATTAAAAATGAAGATGTAGTTGTAGCCATTACTCATAACAATATGATTAAAGCTGTGAAGGCAAATGAATATTCTGCACAAAATCGTGGTGGTAAAGGTGTTAATGCCAATACTCGTGAAGATGATTTTGTAACGCAATTATATTCTATGCAAACTCATGACGATTTAATTTTTGCGACTAATACAGGTAGATTTTTATTATTGCCTGCTTATAAAATTCCTGTAGTCTCTAAAAATGCATTAGGTAAATATATTAATAATTATATTCCTCTTCAAGAAGGAGAAAAAATTGTTAATGTATTATCGTATACAGATAAAGAAGACTTAATGGTTTTATTCGTAACTAAACAAGGTCGTGCTAAAATTACCTCTACTAAAGATTTGCCTACACGAGCTAGAGCGTATCGTGCTATTAAATTAAGAGATGAAGATGAATTAGTTGAATGTTCTATTGTAAAAGATTTAAATCAAGATTTAGCTTTTATCACAGAACAAGGTATGTTAATTCACTTAAAAGCTTCATCTGTTAATATGCAATCAAGAAATTCTGGTGGCGTGAATACTGTTAAATTAAATGATAATGATATTGTTGTTTCTTCTCTTCATGTAAAAGAAGATGGTCAAATTGCTATCGTTACTAAAAATGGTATTGGTAAAGTATGTAATATCGAAGACTTCAGAATTACAAATCGTAATGCTAAGGGCTCTCGTTGTTATAAAGTTAATGAGAAATCTGGCACTATTGTTGGTGGTGCTCCTATTGAAGATGAAAATACAATTTATATTATTACAGTAAATGGTAAAATCATTAAATTAAGAGCCGAAGATATTCCATTAAAGAAACGCACTGGACAAGGCGTTAAAATGATTCGTTTCGACGACGATGATTATGTTAATGCCATTACTGTTGGTCCCAAAGAAGAGGAGGAAGAAGCCAATGAATGAAATGATTAAACAAGGTTTTATTCAATACCTTGGTTTAGCTTCTGATGATTCTCCTCTTCAAGGAGATAATGCTCTTCAAAAAGGAATTGGTGACTTATGTGAAATTTGCTTAGAAATTTCTGTAGATAAAAATAAACATGAACGAAATTTATTTATCTTAAAACCAATCTTTAGAGCAACTATATTTTTACTAGAAGAAAGATTGTCGCAAATCAAAGCTATTAAAAATGTAGATACGTATGCACAAGTTAAACAGTATGAAAGCAATATTCAATTTTTACAAAATTTAGTAGACAATATTAAAGAGGAAATTAATCATGAGTGAAGCAAAAACATTAGCTGATAAATTAGCAACAATTGATGCGATTACAGCTAAAATTAATAAAAAATATAATAAGACTGTAGTCGGTCGTATGGGTATTAGCGAAGACATTATTAATCAAATTACTATTGGTCGAATTCCTACTCCATCTATTGCATTAAATAATGCCATTGGTGGTGGGTTTCCTCGAAAGAGATGTACATTAATCACTGGCAAAAGCGATAGTGGCAAGACCACTCTCATCCTTGAAAGTATTAGTAAAATTATGGCAGTCGAACCAAGCTTCACGGCACTTTGGGTCGAATCAGAACATTCTATTGATAAAGAATATATTGTTGATACTTTTGGTGTAGACCCTAATCGATTAATTTTTGTTCCATTTGACCCAGAAATTGGTTCTGAAGCTACGCTAGATATGGTTCAAACTATTATTGAATCAGATAGTGTAGATTTAGTAGCGATTAATTCTTTGAAAGCTTTAATTCCTCAAAAAGAAAATGAAGCATCTCTAACTGAAGTACAGGTAGCTTTAGCTGCTCGTCAAAATGCTAAAATGTCTCGTAAATTTACAGCATTAGTGGCTAAACACAATATAGCTTTTATTATTGTATCACACTTGACAACGGACATTGGAAGCCTGAGTCGTGACCCTATGGTCATATCAGGCGGAGCGGCTATTCAGTACTGGTCCTCTTTGACTTTAGATATGAGAAAACGAGCTATTGGCCCTGGAGACCCAATTACTAAAGAAGAAGGATTAAAGATTCATGTAGCTGTTAAAAAGAATCATACTATTTCTAATCGTAATCCATATGTACAGGTAGATTATTATGCTATTTTCGGTAAAGGTATTGACCAGATGCTCGAAGTTATTGAAGAGGCATTTAATTCTGGTGTATTAGTACAACGTGGTGCGTGGATTAATTGGCTTGATGGCAATGGCGAAGTGATTGAAAAATTCAATGGTCGTGCTGCGATGAAAGAATTTTTCCATAATAATCCAGATAAATGGATAGAATTTAAGTCTTTGTTTGATGGTTCTGCTTCTGTAAAAGAATTATCTCAAGAAGAGATTAAAGAAATTGAAGAAGAATCTAAAGCTATTGAAGAAACAATTCCTGAAGAAGTAAAAGCTCAAGAAAAATTAAAAAATAGTCTTAAAAAAACTAAAAAGAAAGAAGCTAAATAAGATATAATAAAAATAATGATATAATTAAAGCAGGGTATAGTATATTATACCCTGCTTAGTTATCTTAATAATTCTTTTGCGAACCTTGTATAATATTGGTATGCCAATTCCTTGGCATACTTTTTATTATATATTTCGTAGAAAGAGAGGTATTATTTGTCAGAATGTGAATGGGGACATGAGAATTGTAAACATATTGGAACTGCCAAATGCTTTGGTTGTTTAATAGATGGTCAATTATTTGAGGAAAAAGAAGTTAAAATAAAAAAGGGCCTTAATAAACGACAACAAAAACAAGATAAACGACAAGGTTCTGGTTTTGAATACAAAAATCATGTTGCTAATTCTAAGTTATTAAAAGATGACATTCGAAGCTCAATGACTCTTAATAGTGGTGCTACTGTTATAGAGAAAGGCGATGAACAAATTCGTGGGCTTATTAATGTTATGGAAGAATTAAAAACAAGAACTGTTGAGCAAGCTCCTGGTAAAAAAACATTTACGATTCAAGAAAAGTGGTTATCTAAATTAAAAAGAGAAGCATTAGCAGAAAATATGGATTTCTATTATTTGAAATTCTCTTTTTTTGAAACTGACCCACAAGTATATGTTATTACAGAGCAAGAACAAATTATGTCCATGGTAAAAACTATGGTTGAAGATAGACGTTCTAAAAAAGTTCTTGAAAAGGATAAAGAAATTCTTCTTAAACATCAAGATGTATTAAATGCTAAAATCAATGAATTAAGAGCTGAATTAGCATTAGCTAAAGAATTAGTAAAAGAAGAGGATTGGCCATGAATGAAGAAAAAATATTACAATTAATTCATGAGGAAAATCCACCTAATCCGTTAGCATATGTTAAAGAATTAGTAAAACCAATGATGCGAAATAAAATTGAACAATATATTACTGAGTGTGAATATTGTCCTAATCGCTTTACTGGTTTTAAATCAATTCCTTTTGGCAATAATGATGCATCTATTATGATTATCGGAGAACAGGTATTACAATCCCAATTACAATTAAATAAAGATATTGTATATCCATTTGAAGGTACGCAAGAAATGGAAATTTTTAATACGTTATTCGAAGAATATCATATTAATACGAATCAGATTTTTTGGGTAAATGCAGTTAATTGTTTAACTCAAATAGAATTAAAAGGCGAAAAAATATTTAGACCATTTAATATTAGTGAACGAGATGGTTGCAAATTATTTTTGGATAACTTAATAGAAACGATTAATCCTAATTTAATTATCTGTTTAGGAGCATCTGTATATAATTTATTCAAAGATGAGCCTTTTAATAAAAATAAGAATCAAATATTTAAAATTAATACTATTGATGCTATCGCATTACAATCTCCTACATTTTTACTACAGCAAAGAGAAATTAAAGATGAAGAGCTTTGTGATGAAGATGAATTAGATTTTTGTAATGGATTAAAAAAAGCATTTGAATATTGCCAAGAAATATATGGTGGCAATATTATATTAGACAAATAAGAAAGGAAATAATACTATGTCTTTAATGGAAAAATTGCGTCAAAAACGTGCAGAAATGGAAGCAGCTCAACAAAAAGCAGAGGCCCCTAAAACATTAGAAGAAATCGTTGAAGCTAAACAACCCAGTTCTGAAGAAACGCAAGAACAAAAACAAGAAGAAACAACAGTATCTGTTGCTGATACAAAGGAAGAACCAACGGCAGTCACAGAAGAATCTACTCCAAAAGAAACATCTGTTGAAGTGGAGCCTGAACCTGTAGCGGATAATACACCTTCTGAAGATAAAGATTATACAACTATGCAACCAGTAGTATCAGAAAAAAAGGAGAACGAAAATGAAATCATTGCCAAAGACACTGCATCTGAAGAAACTGAAGAAACAGTTAAAGAAGAATCCAAAACTACAGAAAAAACTACTGGAGAAGAAGGAGTAGAGGAAAAACCTAAACGTCGTGGTCGTCCTCGTAAACATAAAGAAGAAGATGTAGAGGAATCTAACGAAGAAGAAGATTCTAAACCAGAGCATACTCCAGAAATTCTTTCTGCTATTGAAGAAGACATTGCAGAGCAAGAAAAGGAAGAAAAGCCTAAAAAGAAATCTGCTAAAAAACATGAATCTGTAGAACAAATCTCTTATGTTTCTATTGACGTATTAGGTGAAAAACTTGATGTAGATACTGCAACAGCTGAATATTTAAATTATTTCATTGATGCAGAATGGCAAGAAAAAGAAAAATATTTCTTAGATAAAGTAACTAATATTCGTATCGAAGCAGATATGAATCCTGGTACTTTGAAATTTACATTAGCAGATTTGTGTGCATTAAATGATGAAGTCATGCCTCATTATTTAGAACAAAAGAAAATTTATGACTCCTTAGTTAATAAAGATTTTGGTTCTGCTACTGCATTTAAAATTGCTAATTCCACTGGCTCTAATTCTGAAGAACGTAAACGTACTGGCACATTAGCATTAATGAAAGCTAAAATTAATGGTCAAGAAATTAATTATATTTCTTTGATTAATGCTGTGCAAATGCGGTATAATAGTCTTAACGAAATCATGAAAATGATTAAATATAAATCTGATATTTGCATTACAATGGCATCTGCCATTAAAACTGAAATGCAATTAGTTAATGGTTAAGGAAAAATTAGATGATTAAATCGATTAAAATTTCTGAGGAGCTTCAAAACCTCCTCAGCCAACCAACTGACCCTACATTAATTCGTAAGCGTCAACAAGGTGGTACAACATTATCTTATATTACAGGTTATGCTGTTATAAGAAAATTAAATACTGCTTTTGGTTATTGTTGGGATTGGAAAGTAAATAAAGCTTGGCTTGAAAATGTAGAAGGACCTAAGCCTGGTCAAGTATGTCATGTGCTTGGTACATTAACAGCAATGGTTACAGATGACAACGGTAATATTATACCTTTGTCTAAACAAGCTTATGGCTCTAAAGTTGCCATTCTTAAAGTAGGCCCACAAGATAATCAAAACTTGTATAAAGTAGCTTCCACAGATGCACTTAAAAAAGCAGCATCTATGTTTGGTATTGGTTCAGACTTATATCTTACTGAAGAAGAACAAGAGTTCTTGAATATGGAAGAACAAAGTCCTTGGGACGATGCAACCATTAATCAATATAAAACTGAATGGGCTTATATTCAAAAATTCCAAGAAGAATATGAAGTATCTGATGAAGAATTAAATGGTCTTGTTGCAGAATTTACTGGTGGCAATGTTAAATCTATTTTATTAATTAAACCTGAGTCTTTAAAAGAATTCGTTGAATATATTGAAAATTTAATTAAGACTCAGGGGGCAGAATAAAATGGCTTTATTATTTGCCGAAGATTTAAATTTAATTAGATGTAAAGATTGTAATTGTAGTGAATTAATTAAAAGAGAAATCACTCAATTAATTAATAATAAACACAATACATATCAATCTATTAATAAAAAAACAGAATATATCTGTAAAAATTGTGGTGCTATTGTCGTAACTATTGACGACGATGGTCACTCTTATATTAAATAAAAGGAATTAAGATGGACAAATTAAAGATTTACGACGTAAAGTGGGAATCTGATGCTTCTGGTCCATCTCCATTTAATAATATTAGGACAGAAGTGTTTCTCGCTGGCTGTAGAATTGCTAGAGAAGGAACACCATGTCCTGGCTGTTTTAATCCAGAGCTGTGGCAACAAGATGTTTACACAGCTCTTTCTTCTTGTACAGAAGTTGCATATCAAATTCATAAATTTGGAAGTAAATATGTAACTTTTGTAGGAGGAGAACCATTAGACCAAGCATGGCCGTTAATTGAAGTATGTGAGCGGCTTAAATCATTAGGTCATCATATTATTATTATCACACACTATACAATTAATGATATTTATGATATGGGGTTAGAATTATTATTCGATGTCTGTGACATTATTATAGATGGAGAATATAAAAAAGAATTGCATCAGTTTAGTCATGATATCAAAGATGGCTTTACGAACGTAATTGGTTCTGGAAATCAAGTTGTATATGATTGTAAGAATGAAATTGGAATGCCTGCTGGAATTTTAAAAGGTATTTCATTAGATGAGAAAGACAACTTGGTATTTCATATGAAAAAATAAGAAAGGATATTATGAACTACGGGGAAAAGCAAGTTGGGGCAGATACTGTATATATTGAAGATGCAACATTTGATGCATTAAAAGGAAAAAGAATTACAATTCATCGTATTGCACCAATGAGTTATTTACAAAGAGCAGAATCTAACGAAAAGTTTTTCGATAATTATATTGAAATTAAAGCATTTAATGAATCAGATAATATAACATTTACTGCTTCTTTAGAAAAATACAAATATTCTAAATCTATTCAAAAGAAACCGTTAGCAGAATTAATGCTAGAACATATGACTGGTAAAGAAGACAAAATGGAAGATTTTGAAATTATCGATTCTATTTATCATGAATTAGCTAAAGAGGTTTCTAAAGATTTGTATTTAGAAGATAATGTATTACATACTGGATTAGAATTAGATTGTATTGGCATCATTGAATTACATAACCAAGTTATTAATGTATTTAATAAAGTAGTATTTGATAACAATGGTATTCAACTACTTAATAATGTCAAAACTATTTATTTAGCTAAAGAAGATTTAAAAGATATTGTTGTTAAAATTTTAGTAGATGATAGTCATCATATTATTATTGATAATATTAAAGAAGTAAACGAACCAATGAATAACGATAGAAGTATTAATATTTTTGTTCTTGGTGCAATGAATTTAAGTAAACGCTTCGAAGATTTTGTTGTTGTTCAACAAGATGCAGATGAATCCTTTGAAGCATATGGTATTCGTTTACTTAAAGAAATTAATGAAGACAAAAGGTCAATTGTATTTGATTTAGACATTGACTTATAAGAAAGGAAAATAATGAGAGATTTAACAGAAATCCGAGATTTGTTAGCGGCTAAAACAGAATGTATTTGGGTGCAAACAATCGAAGAACAAGATTTTTTAGATGATTTCCTAACTATGTTAGTAGATAATCCTAAATATCAAAATGTTAATATTAAAGAATGGACTAACACTTCTGGCGTTACGCCAGTAGATTTAATTACAGGTCCAGTATATTCAAAAACAATTATTGAATTAAGAGAAGTACCTGCATTATTTGAAAAAGGTATCATTCCAGACTGCTTCGATGAAGAAAATACCAATACACAAAACATCTGGATTTTAAAAGATTTAGACCCTATGTTTCAAAATCCAAAAACAGCACGATATATTCGTGACGTAAAAGAAGGTCGCAAATCTGTTTCCTATAGTCCAATCATCGTTATTTCTCCTAACCAAGTTAATGGAGATGTAGCACATTTATTTAAAGTAGTTGAGTATTCTTTGCCATCTTCTGTAGATATTTTTAATTACATTACGAACGTACCAATGCGTACATTAGAAAAATATAAGCAAAGAGCTCCAGAAGATAAAAAAGATTTAATTGAAATTCCTACGTTAGATGAATTAGAAAAAATTGCTAAAGCTTGTTCTGGTTTAACGATTAAAGACGTAGCTCAATTATGTAAAGAATCTATCGTTAAGTTTAAAACGATTAAAGCAGACTATTTAGCACAATCTAAAATCGATATCGTTAAAAAATCTGGTGTATTGGATTATAAAATTCCAGAAGTTAAAATGTCTGATATCGGTGGTTGTTCTATTTTAAAAAATTGGCTATATGAACAAGAAATTGCTATGAGTCCAGCAGCTCAAAAAGCTGGTCTCGATATGCCAAAAGGTGCTTTATTCTTAGGTATCCCAGGTACTTCTAAAACTATGAGTGCAGAAGCATTCGCTGGCGAATTAGGTGTACCACTTATTAAATTATCTATGGATAAAATCATGGATAAAATGGTAGGCCAATCTGAACAAAAAATCGCTCGAGCACTTGAAGTTGTTAAAAAGTGTGCTCCATGTGTGTTCCTCATGGACGAAATTGAGAAAGCGTTAGGCGGGGCAAGCTCCCAGCAAACTGATGGCGGTGTTGGAGCTAGAGTAATGAAAGCATTATTGGAATTCATGAACGATAATGAAAATGGTATTTATGTTATCATGACTTCTAATGATATTTCTGTTATGCCTCCAGAATTTACACGTTCTGGTCGTATCGATGCACAATGGTATTTTGCATTACCTACTACTACTGAACGCGAAGCTATTTTTGATGTGCATTTAACTAAACGTAAAGTTACGTTAGATGATACATTAAAACAATATGCCGTTCGTCATACAGAAAAATATACTGGTGCAGAAATTCAACAAGTGGTTAAAAACTTGAAACGAATTAATTATATTCGCACAATGGAACAAGAAGATAAAAGTATTGTATTAGAAGACATTGAAAGAGCTATTCGAGAAGTAATTCCTATCGCAGAATCTTCTAAAGAAAAAATTGCTATCTTGGACCAATATTGTGAAGGTCGTGCTCGTAAAGTTTCTGAAGATGAAGTTAAAGAAGCTAAGCGTCGTAGTTCTGTTTTAGACCTTGATTTATAAAGAGAAGAGGGGTATAATGAAGAGTAAGATTATTCAACAATTTAAGGGTACTATTAATGGTGTAGAAGTATTCGATAAGGTTACTTTCTACACCTGCGATTGGATTTTAAGATTAATCGAAGACAAATTTGATATGGAATTGCCAACAGAATTCGTCTCTGACTTAGTACATGTAGTACAAAAAGTATATGATGATGAGGGTGTTGACTGTATTGGAAATTTAGAAAATGATTTATTTATTTGGGTAGAAGATGTCGAAGATGGAGAGCCTATTACATCTTTAGAATTAATGCCAGAACAATATAATATTAGTTATAGTTATTTCGATGCATTAAATCGGAAAATTAAAGATTGGGATAACTGTTACAAACAATAATTAAAAAAATTTTTATTTAATTTAAAGGAGGACTATTATGTCTTGTTATCGTCGTTACACATGTGATGTATTAAAAAATGTGGATAAAGAATTATTAAATAAAGCTATGCGTGAATTGGGTTGTGAACTTGACTGGAATGTAAACAAAATTACATGGCGTCATGGCAACGATGGTGATACTGTTGATGCTGCATTCTCTGATAATCGTCTTGGTATTATTATGAATGGCGATGAAGAAGGTCATTTAAAAGTCGTTGGTGACTTCTGGATGACAGGTCTTAAAGAAAAAACTTTCGTTGATAATTTAGCTCAACAATATCAAAAGCATAACGTTATTCAACAAATCGAACAATCTGGTTATTTAGTAGAATCTACTGAGCAAAACCAAGCAGGCGAAATTGAAATTATGGCATATTGCTTCTAATTAAAATAATATAAGGCGTATAGAAAAATTAAATAGTCTATACGCCTTATTTTTAATAGACAAAATAAAGAGAGATATATAAAATGAAAACACTACGAATGTATTTTACTAAACGTTCCGACATGTTATGTTTTTTACATACTATGTTAGGATATTGCAGTAGTGGTACAATATTAAGAAATGTAAACTTTACTGTTAATTATGAGTGCTACGGCAATAATGTAATTTATCGTGTTAAATGTGCTAATGAATTTTTAACATGGACATTTAAAGTTAATGTTGGCGAAAATATTTCATTATTATTTAATTATAAAAATGAAGAATCAGAATTAGCAGAATCTGTAATTAAATATATTGTACCAGAAGTTAAAAGGCTATTGGTTAATAGCTATAAGTTAAAACTAAAACAAGGAGACGATTACATATGGAAAAGAGATTCAAAGTAATTATCGATAAAAAAGGAAATATTCAAGTAGAAACATTGCAAGGTTTTATTGGACAAGAATGTCATCAAGCAGTTGACCAAGTGATGCAAGTAATTAATGGTGTACCTGAAGTTAATACAGATAAAGATGATTTCTATCTTTCTGATGACCCAGGTCAATTTTTGAATTTGAAATAGGAGATTTTTAATCTCCTTATTTTTTTATAGGAGATTAAAAAAATGGACACTAAAGAACAGATTTTAGAAAAACTTAATGAACAACAAAAATTACCTGTTATAAATTATCCAAAAAGCATGGCAGTTATTGCATCTGCTGGCAGCGGGAAAACTTTTTTAATAACACAACGAGTTGCTTATATGGTTTTAGATGGTATTAAACCAGAAAACATTTTAATGTTTACTTTTACTAAAAAAGCGGCTGAGGAAATGAAAGAACGTATTATTAAAACAGTAGGCGAACAAGCTGAAAATTTAACAGTATGCACTTACCATGCTTTTTGTGTAAAATTATTAAGAAAATATTGTCATCTAATTGGTTTTTCTAACCCATTTTCTATTTATGACCCAGAACAATGTTTCGAAATTATTATGGGTATTTTAAAAAGAAATGAATTAGATTATGACCCTGGTTTTGTATTAAGCTACATTTCTGATTGTAAATTAAATATGTTATCTCCTGATGATGCTATTGCTTCTGAAGTAGATAATATTGAATATGCATATATTTATAAGGAATTTCAACAAATTTTAAAAGCACAAAATGCTTTTAATTTCGACGATTTAATTTATTTTACTATTCGTATTTTAGAAAATTTTGAAGATGTATTATGCGAAGTTAATAGCCAATATCAATATATCATGGCTGATGAATTTCAAGACAGCAGTACTCAGGATATACGTTTTATCAAATTATTAGCTGGTAAAAAATTTCATCTTTGTATGGTTGGCGATAATGACCAATCAATTTATGCATTCCGTGGAGCTGATATTTCAGCATGGGGACAATTTGTTAAAGAACATAATGTTACTGTATATAAATTAGAACAAAACTACCGTTCTACACAAACTATTGTTAATGCTTCTAATTCTGTAATTGAAAATAATACTAAGCTATTTGATAAAGTAGCATATTCTAAAGGTGAAGTTGGTGCTTCTGTAGTTAGTTTTGAGTTAGATACTCATAAAAAAGAAGCGACTCGTATTACGCAAATTGTTAAATCTTGTATTAAGCAAGGTTATAGAGAAGAAGATATTGCTGTATTATATCGCATGTCTTATTTAGGCCGTACAGTAGAGGATTCTTTTTTGGCTAATGGAGTTAACTATCATATTGTAAATGGATTACCTTTTTATAATCGTGCAGAAGTAAAAGATTTATTATCGTATCTTCAAGTATTCAATAATCCAAAAGATTTCACAGCTATTTGTCGTGCACTTCAAGTTCCTAAACGAGGCTTTGGCGAAAAAGCAATTGAAACTTTGACATTCCATTTTTTAAATCGCACAGATGAAGTTAAAAATGTTACTACTATGAAAAAAGTATTAATGTCTTGCGAAGGATTAACTGCGAAACAAAAAATTGGTATGCGTAATTTCATTGCTATTATGGAACAAATTGAAATTAATAGTGCTTTTATGAACCCAGCTATGTTAATTGATTATATCGCAGAAGCTGTTAATTATCGTGAATATATTAAAAAAACAAAAGATGCAGAAGAGTTTGAAGCTCGCTGGCAAATTGTTCAAGAATTAATTGCTATCGCAAAACAATCTAACGACTTGCAAGATTTATTAGAGTCTATGGCTGTTGGCCAAAAAGAATCTGATGGTAAAAGTGGTGGTGTAACATTAACTACTATTCATTCCTCTAAAGGATTAGAATGGCCAATCGTTATTGTGATGGGTTGTAATGAAATGCAAATTCCTTCTTTTATGGCTATTAAATCTCATATGGAAGAAGAAGAACGTCGTTTATTTTATGTAGCTATGACGCGTGCAAAATCTTTTTTATTTTTAACTCGTCACAATAAATCTAATTCTCGCGGAACTTGGAGAAATTATGATGAATCCAGATTTGTAAAAGAAATTGATGACAAATATATCAAACGTATGTAATACTATAGATATGAAACAATTAGTATTAAAATCAAAAGAAGGGTCTTCCTACGAAATTGAAATTAATTCTGTTTCTAAGGAAGACCTTAATTATTTATTTTGTCTTTTTAATTCTGGTAAAGTTCAATATAATCTTAATAATAAAACTTGGATTGTTTCTGAGTCTATTTATCAAGAATTAGAAAATAAATTTTCTGTAGATTCGTATTTTAATTTAGGTTATTGTATGAAATTGCAACCTTATGACTATCAAAAAGAGATTGCAAATTTTATTTTACATAATAAAAAGGCCCTTGTAGTCGCTCCTTGCGGAGCGGGGAAAACACCAGTTGTTATTTGCTCTTATTTAGAGGCTTTGCATAAAAATGTAATTAATGGTCCTGGACTTATTGTTGTAAAAGCTAGTTTGAAATATCAATGGAAACAAGAAATTAGTAAATTTTCTGATTTAAAAGCTACTGTAATTCAAACATATGCAGAATTAACTTCTAATATAACAAATAGAATTAAGAATAGAGAATCTAAAAAAGAAAAGACTAAAGAATTAAAGGAAGAAATAAAACAATTAAAAAAAGAACGTAGCCAATTATTTAAAAATCAATTTAAAGGCTACGATTTATATATTTGCAACTATGAAACTTTATTAGATAAAGAAGTTAGTAAAGAATTATTAACTATGAATTTAGAATTCGTGGCGGCAGATGAGATACAGTATGCCAAATCAAATACTTCAAAACGAAATAAAGCATTAGCTAAATTTGGTAATGCGAAGATGACTATTGGAGCTACTGCTACACCGGTTCAAAATAATCCAGAAGATATCTATGGATTATTTAAATTTATACAGCCTGAATTGTTTCCTAAAAAATCTGATTTCTCTTCTTTATATTTAAAATATGGTGGTTATGGTCGTGTGATTGGAGCCAAGAATACTAAACAATTACACACCAAAATTAAACCATATATGATTATTAAAGATAAAAAAGATGTAGCAAAACAATTACCTCAATTAGTTGTGAATCAATTATATTGTGAATTTGAGCCAGAACAATTAGAGATGTCTAATAAATTATTAGATGAGTTAGCTGAAATGAAACGTAAACTAGAAGCATTAGACAAAACATTATCTCCTGCTGAAGCATTACATAATGAAGAGCGTGTTAAATTAGATGCTGGTATTATGGCTCGTCAAGCGTTTGCTCAAGAACTTGCTAATTCAGAATTATTATTATCTGAATCAGAAAGCGAAATGGCTAAACAATATATAACTGGGTGTAAAGAAAATCATAAATTAGATTTATTAATGAATTTAATTGAAGAAATCATTGAATCTGGTGAAAAAGTAATTGTATTCTCTAAATTTAGACGTATGCAAGATGTCATTACAAATAAAATTAAAGAAATAAAATCGTTAAAAGATGTAAAAATTGCTTATGTAAATGGTTCTATTTCTGGTGATGATAGATATAATGAAGTATATACAAAATTTAGAGATAATGATGCATATAAAATATTATTATGTTCTGATGCCGGTGCTGAGGGTAGATTTATGCCCTCTTTAAATTTCTTAAATTGACGGGAAACTCCTTAGAGCTTAATCTACTAACCATGCATAGTGATATAGCATGGGGCGAGAATAATTACCTCGGTATAGTAAAAAAGATTAAGATTGGACAATCCGCAACCAAGCATCTTCGGTGACGAAGATGAAGGCTCAGAGACTATTGAAAGTATCTCTATGAGATATGAGTAAACAATATATTATTTATATATTGAACAAGAAATAATTTTGTGATATAATGCATGTACAGAAGGTATACTTTTTATATAATTATTAAAGTAGGTGCATTATGGAAATAACTAAAAAAATATTAGAAAAATTAATTTTTGAAGAGCATATGACAGATATGGATATTGCGAATCATTTTGATGTTCATTGTTCAAAGATAACTGGATTAAGATTTAAATATAAAATTAAAAGGTTGCATAAAAATAATGAATGGCTAATTGACCAATATTGCAACCAAAAAAGAACTATTATTTCTATTGCTAACGAAGCTGGTGTTAATAGAGATGAAGTTAGAAAAGAATTAAGAAAATTAAATATTGAACCGGATTATGAAATTATGAGACAGGGTTCAAAAAAACATGATTATGATGAAAGTGTTTTCGATGTTATAGATACAGAAGAAAAAGCATATTGGTTAGGTTTTCTTATGGGTGATGGTGACATTGAAAAAGTAAAAAGAAAACGGTCTGATGGAAGTTATTATATTAATCATAGATTGAATTTAAATTTAAAATATTCTGATATTAGTCATATAAATAAATTTTTAAACTTTTTAAAATGTACAACAGTGACCCCTAAAAAAAAATTAGTCAAAATGCCTTCAGGTAATTTAGCTGAAATTGCTTCTATAAGAATCAGTTCTAAACCATTAGCTGAGTCACTAATTAATCATGGTGTAATTTCAAATAAGAGTTTGAATGAACCAGAACCAATTGAATTACCTGAAAAATTTATTCCAGATTTTATTCGTGGATTATTTGATGCTGATGGGTGCATTGCAAATGCCAAAGGAAATTCAGTAGGAACGGTTTCAATATGCGATGGAAAAATCTTAATGGAGTGGGTAAAAAAACAATATCCATTTTTTAAAATAAAAGAAGATAATATTTCAAAAGGGTTGTATATATTGTCTTTATATAAACAAGATGATAAATTAAGTTTTCTTAATTCAATTTATAAAAATGCTAATATTTATTTAGATAGAAAATATGAAATGTATTTAAAAACAAAATTAAAGATAGAGTCCAAGCTTATTAGAAATAATAAGAAAAAAAATAAAACTGTTAAATCTCAGCAGGTGTAAGTATTTGATAGAATATGAAGCTGCGGATAGTTATGCAATTCAAACACAACGACATGGCAGACTTGAACGTGCAGATTCAATTCATGACACTGTATTCGTATATCAATTAATTGTCAAAGATTCTTATGACGAAATTGGTCAAAAAATAATCAATAAAAAAAGAAAATATGATGCTGAAATTGTAAAAGGCATTTATTAGTTATAGCCACCTTGTATAATACTGGGTGGCTATAACTATTTTATAAGGAGGAATATATGCAACAAGAACGCATTCCAAAAGAGCAAATCCAAAAAGATATTAAGAATGGTGTATGCAAAGTTATTGACGGCTTTTTCGTATACTCAGATAAAGTAGTACAATATACATCTCATTTTGGATATACAATTAATCGTGGTACTCTATATAAAGGTAATGGTATGGTTATCTCAAGAGCCACAGATAAAAAACGTTTTTCTGTTGCTCGATTAATTGCTAAAGCTTTTTTAGTAGACCAAGAAACAGATGATTTCTTTGTTGTTTATAAAGATGGAAATAAACAGAATTGTTATATTAATAATTTAGAAGTTCAATACAAATCAAAAGAAAAATATTGTAAAATCTGTGGTAAAGAACTTGGTAGAAATAATAAAACTAATGTATGCTTAGATTGTAGACGCAAAAATGATGATATTTTAGCAACAGAAGAAGAAATTTTAGTTCGCAATGAAAAATTCAAATATGCTAATTTAGATGATGTGTCTCAAACAACATTAGATAAATTACATTTATATTTGCAGGGTTATACATATCAATATATTGCTAATAAATATGGAGTAACCCGTCAAGCGATTGAATATTCTTTGAAGCGTTTACTAGATAAAAATCGTCGTAAACACAATAAAAAAAATAATAAAGAATTAATTACAAGACTACAAAAAGCAATTGAAGCGAAACAAGAAGAAATTGGTAAGTTATCTTATCAAATTATTGAAAAACAAAAAGAAATGAATAAATTAATTCGAAAACAAAACGTATTAATTAATCAATAGAAAGTAGGTAAAAATGGCGAATGAATCTTCTTTTACTGGCGAAGTTATTTTCTTTCATAAAAGATTGAGTAATACGCCAGAAAATGTTAGAAAATTTATAAAAATCCTTGATGTATTCTTAGAATTGACTAATACATATTATGGTGGCTTTCAAGAAGTCACTACAGATGACATGGAATTTAATAAACAAGCTGATTATGTAGAATCTATATCTTATTATTTCTTCTCCTGTGGTCGTTGGACCTATGAAAATTCTTTTAATTACATTAATAAATTATGTAAAGAAGGATTTGAGCGAGAATTAAATAATATTAAAGAAAATTTTCCAGATTGCTATAATGATATTTCTTTTTATGATGTAATTGGATTAGGTTTCCAAGTAACCGGTACAGATTACGAGCCAGCTTGCCAAGTTTTATATGAATTTGATGCCGAAAGTGAAATCATCGGCATCAAAGAAAATGACGAAACTGAATATGAAGTTAGAATTAATTCTTGTGAAGATATTCCATTTACTGCCGAGAATGTAAATGAAGCTATTGATGCTATAGAACTTTGTGATTTTTGCACTCAATATGGTTTAGAATTATTTTTAGATAAAATATTTCTTATTCATATTAATGATACATTTAATGGAGATTACTTTAAAAAAATCATGCCTACAGTGTATAATACATATGGATATCGATTAAAAAATATAGATTTAAAAAATGATATCTACAGTATTATGCTAGGTATTATAGCAAAACATACTGAATCCTATGGACCATTTCAATTAAGCGATATTTCTTATTATATGAATTTAGAAAAAGATGATGCTATTATTTTTGAACCTTTTGGAGAAGATAATATCATTCCTATTTTTAAAGAAATAGAACAGTCTATCAAAGATTATATTGGTCAAAAATATATTGAAAATAATATGAGGGTTAACTAAATGGCTAATTATTCTAGGTTTTATGGCGAGGTGCTTTTTTATAATAAAAAAATAAAAAATACTGAAGACAATCGGATAAGGTTTAAAAAATTTCTTTCTGATTTTATCGAATATAATAATAGCAGAAATCCTTCTTTTGAATTATGTGATGATATATATTTTGATGAAGAGTCAGAATATCTAAAAACGACTCGTATGTTTTTTAATTCTGAAGCTAAATGGACATATCAAAATGGGTTTCAAGATATATTAATTATGGATATAGCTGATATTGGTATTATGAATAATACATCAAAAGAAGCATATCGGCTTGAAGATTTTATTGGATTTGGTATTAATGTAACTGGCACTGATTTAGAAGAAGGTTGTCGTTCATTTTATGATTATCGTAGCATTAAAGAAGTAGCTGGCGTTAGAGATAATCATCATTTAATTATTTCATTTTTAGTAAATGAAGTGACTCCAAAAGAATATAATGCTAAAAATATTAATGAGTTTGAAGCTAATTTAATATATGGAGATTTATTTACTGTCTATGGTATAGATGTATTTTTTCATACTATGATGAAAGACTATCGTGAATATGATAGTGAATTTAATTTAGTTATAAAAAAATATGCTCCTACATTAGTATCATTATATGAAAATAATCTATTAGGAAATTATCTTTTAAACGATATTCAAGAGGATTTGTGTTCTATTATTCTTAAAGTTATTCAAGAAGAATATACAAAAAATAATTCACCAATTGATGGAATTATTAATCTTGAAGATATAGACTTTTTAATGATTGAAGATAAAGACGATAAGAAATTAGTTTTAAATTATGATAATACAGATTGGTATACCATATTCCAAAATATAGAAAAAAGTATTAAAAAATATATAGGCAGTAGAGGATTAAAAATATGTCAAATCACTTCGTAGGCCATATTAGTTTTTTTAATTCATATCTTGAAAATACAATAGAAAATCAAAATATGGTCAAATATTTTTTGAGACAAGTTAAGGCTCAATATCCTGAAGTATTAACTATTGATGATAGTGATATTAGCAATATGCCCTTCTTCCAAGGTTGTGACACAGTTCATACTATGCCTATTCCATTAAATTGTGAAATCACTATTTTACAAGAATTAAAAATATTACAGCTGTCAGATTTAGAAACTATTTCTGATAAAATAATAGGGTTATCTTGCCGTATATCTGGTAAATATTTATCATTTAGTTTAGAAGAGATTAGACGAGTTGATACTATTGAAACTCTTAATAAAATTGAAGGTTATTATATGTGGACCGGAACGGATTCTAAATTATTTCATATGACTGAATCTAATATGGACATGAGAACAAGTTTTATCCCATATACAGCTCAACATATTAATGAAATAGATGAAGATTATTTTTACTATGACTTTAACACTGTATATGGAATAGATATATTTTTAAAGGCTATGTTTACTTCAATTTATGATGATATTGTGGATTATCATATGGAAAAATTAATTCCAATTCCATCAGCTATATTAGATATTATATCTAGCGAGTATTTAGAATCTGATGATAAACTTCAGGATTTTTTATTATTGGCTAAAGAAATTTTTAATAAATATGCTCATACTAATTTTGTGCCAGAATCAATTCAACTGATTACATTAACTGGCAATGGTTATGATATAGAATTGTTTCATAAAAATTTTTCTAAATCTTTAAATTATATGATGCAAGAATTAATTTCAGAAGCTAGTAACTATCTTATTATTTAATAAGAAATGGGGTGATGTAATTGCCTTTTGTATTTTTCTTCGCCATCTGTATGTTATATTATTTTAATAATGATTATTACAAAATGATAGCATTCTGTGTATGGTGTATTTGTGCTATGATTTATGGCGTAGCGTATGTAATTAAAAGAAAGGACGTTAAAGATGAGCCTCTCATCAATATTCAAACAAAATATGGAAATCGGGAATAATGAAATTCCAAATGTTATTTTTAAAGCAGACGAATCATTAATTTGTGATTTATTAGAAGATATTGAAGCTCAAGATAACGAATTAATCTCTGGTAACTCTTTAGATAATCCAGAACAAATGACTCGTGAAGAAGCAGAATATTTTACTAAAAAATATATTGAAGCAGCTAATGAAATTAAAAAAGCAGAAGAATCTGCGAAACAATATATGGAACAGCAACAAGAAAAAGTAAACAACTGGTTAGAAAAAATTAATAAATCTAATCAATTTTATTTGTCTGTATATGGCGATGCTTTAAAAGTATATGCCGAAAAAGAAATGGAAGAAACTGGGAAGAAATCTATTAAGCTAATCGAAGGCACTTTATCTTTTAGAAAAGCTCAAGATAAATATGAATATAATGAAGAAGAACTTCGTGCGTCTTTACAAAATAATCATATTGATGATTTCTTCGAACCAGTTGAACCTAAAATTAAAAAGGCAGATTTGAAAAAAGCTGGTACAGTTATTAATAATAAATTATATATTAATGACACATTAATTGAAGGTGTAACGATTACACCACAAGACAAAACATTTACGATTAAATAAAGAGAGGAAACAGTATGAGATATTCAAAAGAATTCATAGAGGCTGTTAAGAATAATACTAATTTACTAGATTTAATTTCTGAATATGCTTCTGATATTCGGAAGGTATCTAGTACTGTTTGGATGTGTCGTTGTCCGCATCCAAACCATAATGATAGCACAGCTTCATTTAGAATTTGGTTCGAGAATAATAGATGGAGCTGGGCTTGTATGGGTTGCCATTCTGGTAAAAAAGATACAGTTCATAAGAATTATGGTTCTGATGCCATTGCATTTTTACAATGGATTTCTGATGCACCTGGCAAAAAAAGAATTTCTTTTGCAGAAGCTATTGAAATATTAGCCAAAAAAAATGATATGCCATTAGAAGAAAATAACTTTGCGTTTGAATATAAAATTTTAAAGGCAAGAGCGAATGGTTATCATGCTGGATTAACTAAGAAAGCAAAAGAGTATTTATATTCTCGTGGGTTAGAAGATACAGATATTAATACATGGAATTTAGGTTATGCAGTTACGCAAGAACAAGGTAAATTAATTGAACGAATTACAATTCCATTAATTGATTATAATCAAAATATCGTTGGTTTTTCTAACCGAGATTTAAATGATATTTCTAATGCTAAATATGTTAATTCTAAAAATGATAATGTATTTAATAAATCTAAATTCTTTTTTGGTGCTAACTATTTAGATAGAAATTACGAAGAAATTCGTATTACCGAAGGAGCTATGGACGTTATCTTAGCTTCTAAATATGGTGTTAAAAATATTGTAGGATTACTTGGTACTGCATTAACAGAAGAAAAAGTAGACATTATTGCTAAGCTTAATATGGTTCCTGTATTATGTTTAGATAATGATAATGCTGGAAAAAAAGCAGTGCAACGTTCTTTACAATTATTAGCAGAAAAAGATATTTTTGCTAAAGTATTTATCATTCCATCTGGTAAAGATATGGCTAATTTAGCTAATGAATTACAAGAGGGTTTAGAAGAATATATTTCTAATCACGCTAAACCATATTGGCAATATCAATTAGATGAAAGCATTGATATTTATGATGCACTAATTGTGCAAGCTAAAAATAAAGTATTTAAAAAAGTGCTAGATGCATCTAAAGCGGCACAAACAGAAGAAGAAAAAGCACTCATGAAATCATATGTGCTAGAAAGGATAGGTATTGTTTTATAATGTTCTTGTGTGATGATTGTCAGATTCGGTCTATCTGTAAAATTTATGACAACATCATTCAGTATAGAGATATTATTGCTCTATCTGAATGTGGAGCTAGAAATTTAATAGATAAACAACAGAATAAATCTACACCAATTTTTAATGAACCAGAAGTTGATATAGAAGAACGAATTGCAGCGATTCAAAAATTAACTCCTGAGATACAAGAAGAAATTGATTATATTAAAAAAGATGAAACTAATGTATGCCAGGATTGTAAAAAAGAAAATACAGATTTACTAATCTGTAGTGAGTGCCAAAAACAAATTTGTCCAGACTGTGCAACAGAAGATTTCGATGGCAATGTATATTGTCAAGAATGCTATGATAAAAAAGATGGAGAGATGCTGTGAGATATGAATTAACTAAATATCTAAATCGGCATAACATTGAAGGGTTTTCTTTAAGTCAATTAAAATATATTAGAAATGGGTTGGACCAAGACTGGAATTATTCTAATGATATCTTAGGAGATATTCGTTTATATAAAAAAAATGGTGGTAGTATTAAACATCTTGAATGTATTTGTAAATATTATTCTAAAATAGATGGTTATAAGGTACAGCAAAAAGAAAATAAATATGCTACATGTAGAGATGCAAGAGCACTTTTATTACGTAAAGACCCTAATGAAGATACACCAAGATGTATTGATTGTCATACACAGGCTTTACAAAGATATAAAGATGGCGAATTAAAACGCATTAATAATGCTAATACTATTAAGAAACGAATATTAAAAAACCTATGAATTACGTTGAATTATCTGAGTTTTTGCGAAATAAGAATGCCAGTATTCGTCTCACAAAACAGGATTTTTGGGAGTTAGAAAAAAATATTTCTAAAAAATATACTTGCCAAAAGAAAGTTTTTGGGATATACTGTGTGAGAAGTCGGTTTTACCCCGATAATTTCGTCTATATGCAATGTATATGTAACTATTTTGCTCCAGATAACTATAGTATTTCTGAATGGAAAACAGCTACAAACCTTGATAAGTTCGATACTTGTTACCTGACACAATCTGAATGTTTCGGCGATATGCCTATCTTTACAGAAAATTATTGTTTCAAATGTCATGTAATGGCTATCAATAAATATTTAAAGGGTGAATTAGCATTGTATAATGACAGATTATATAAATTTTAATTTTCACGAAGGAAGAGGTAACTCTAAATGAAAAAAGCTGATTTAATCAAAACTATTGCTGCGAAAGCAGAAACAAAACAAACTGTAACAGAAGCTGTATTGAAAGCATTCGCTGAAGTTGTAGTAGACGCAGTTAAAGCTGGTGACAAAGTTCAACTCCCTGGTTTCGCAACATTCTCTAAAAAAGAAATTGCAGCTCGTGACTACAAAAAACCTGGTACTACTGAAACAGTACATAAAGAAGCATCTGTTTCTATCAAATTCAAAGTAGCAGAAAAAGCTAAAGAAGCTTTGAATGCATAATAGTGAACAAGTATATACTGTTCCTTTTATAGCGACTCGTCATATTCCTGAAGGCTTTTGTGATATTAAACAAAAGCTTTCGGATTTTGACACAAAAGGTAGCTTTGTTTTTCGTAAGGACGCTGAGGGGAATAAAACTCTTCAGCAACCTATCGCCTTTATTGTTGTACGAGATGAACGCAGAAAACGTTTTTTTCTTGGTAAACGTATTGGCGGAGACGAAAGGCTCCACGGGCAACTATCTTGTTTCGGTGGTCACATAGACAAGATAGATGCTAAGCAACCTAATATATCACTTATCGAATCTTGTGCGTTACGAGAAATTAATGAAGAATTAAATTTAACTTTTTATAAAAATGACACCTTATCAAATTCACTTCATTATATTGGTACTGTACGAGACACAAATAGTGATACCGGTGACCATTTAGGGTTTGTTTTTGTATTAGATATTAAAAATTGTTCAATCAAAGAAACAGATAAAATTGAAGGTATCTGGATTTCTTATCACAAAATATTAACAAATTATTTTTATAAATTAGATAGTTGGACACACTTCGTTATTGAATATCTATATAAAACAACAGACCTAAAAGAATATTTACATAAGAAAAAGGGCTAGTATATAATAAAAATATACTGGTCCTTTTATTATATTTAAGAGAGAATAATGATGGAAAAAGAATTAGAGTTTGAATGTACAGTTACATTAACGACTAAAATTAAAATCCCGTGTGAATATGTAAATGAACAACCAGTTCTTGACGATATTGAAGATATCATTGCTGACTTTGTAGATTATGATTTAAAAGATACAGAAGAAGATTATGATATCAAGTATGTAGAAGTAATGGGTTATGAAGTAGTAGAACCAGATTACGAAGACGATGAAAGGGTTGATTAAATTCATATGGTGAAATTTCGCACAGAAGATGTGCAATTAATTGAAGAATTTTTAGATTTGTTAAATCGAAG